TTAAGAAAATCGGCGATTGCGTCTTTTAGCTCAGTGTAGTTCGATATACTCACAGTGTGCCTGCCCTTGTCCTAAAAACTCTATTATCGCCATCATTTAACCACTTACGTAAAGCCTTAGGATCATCGACGATGCCCTGACGCTTTAATTCATAATACACGGAAAGTGGAATAGATGCTACCTTATTTACATCTCTATATTTATTGGGTGTTTCGTTGTACTCTCTTTTGTTTCTATTAGCTATTTCCGTAACGTCTTGAATAGTCTCAAGCATATACTCACCCTTATCTGTAACGTGCCAGTAGGTGGTTGTCCCCATCATAGGATCTCTATCAAATAAACGTTTTTGACCCATAAGTTTCCCCTGAGTTAAAGTAGGGCGACTTGCGCCGCCCTAACTATTATTATGTAGTTAAGTCTGCACAGATTGCGTGTGCAGCTTCGTTTGAAACTTTCAAACCAGCTTCGACTAAGATCATTGACTTCTCAGCGTCACCAGTTTTTGCAAGCTCAACCTGTTGGATTGGACGTAGGTAAGCTACTGACGCATATTCTGGGTCTAGTAACCATCCGTCACGCTCACGCTGGAACCTGTTTGGAACCACATTTAATGTGCCAAAATCAGATAGGTAAACGTCAGCCGCTCCAATAATTGTGGTTGGGCTATCAGATGGAGCTTGGTAACGTTGCGCTGCAACACCAGCAAAACCTGATACTGTCTGCTTATTAACCGGACCAACCATCAAGATTGAAGGCTCACCACCAGACACGAATGCTTGCTGCATTGCATCTTTTAAGATGGTTTCTGTGAATGCACGCTGAGTACCATCTGTACGAGCTGTTGTACCGTCACCGGTTGTTAAACCGCCGCCTGTACCGACATTCTCGTTAGTTGCAATCCAAGCACCTAAGCCACCAGTTTCACGAGCTGTCGCCGCTGCGCCTGCTACGGAAGCATTATTTAGAAGCATTGTTGCTTCTAGGTCCCTACGAATTTCTTTTCCGCGCTTAGCTAGTTGGTAACTTAATTCGTTGGTTCGGCCGGCAGTGTCTTGGTCTGCAAGGTTGTCTGCAACGATTGTGGTTCTACGCAAGATCTGTGTGTAGTTACCTTTTCGAGTAGTCGCCGCTGTTGCGTCGAATGCTGTCACATCGTCGCCGTCAATCTGCGCCGTAGTCTGAACGGCTGAAAGACTATCTTCCTGCCACTCGAAGTAAGTGTTGGTCACATTTTCTGAGCCAACGTTAGAAATGAAAGGCGTTTGTTCGGGCGAAATATTTTGGATAATATTCGAAAGTTCTTCTCGAATACCAACCGCCGAATAGCCGGTAAATGTGTTTGCTACAATAGCCATTATGGCCTCCTATTACTTAGTAACGTGTTAATTGCAGCCGCTGCGTCTTGCACACGGCCAGTCTGTTTTACGCGCTGAAGCGCTTGTGTTTGTGCCGCTTTCGGTTTTGGCTGTGAGTTTCGAGAACCAGTTCTAAGTGTCTTGGACTTTGGCTTAGGCTTAGTCTTTGCCTTAATTGCGCGAGTTTGTCCTCGATCATATAACATGGCTTTTCGAGCTAACTTCACAAGCGAAGCATTTGCTAGTCCACTTACGTCTTCCTCAGTAAAACCTTCGTTTATGAGAAAGTCACGTAACTCTGTAGCTTCCTGTTTAGCAACTTTAGTGTCGCGCCATTCAGGTATGAGGTCAGGCAAGATTTGTCTTTGTTCATCAACGTATCGAGCGTGCATTTGCGCGTTCCTCTCTTCGTTAATTCTACTCATTCTTTCTCGCTCTTGGCGTACAGCTTCCAGTTGACCTTGACGTTCTTCCTTCTGCTTATTCCATTGACGCTCTGCTTTCGCTGCCATCACGGGGTCTGTGTCGTACAGTTTATCCCAATCCGGCTCCTGTTCCGCTGGTTGGTTCAACCGCTCTTCCAAAGCTGGAAGTAGTTGAGCATATTGAGCACGTTCACGCTCGACTTCTTCGAATTGAGCTTGCATATTACGTTTTGCGTCAGCTAACTCTTGCGTCTTACGTGTATAATCTCTCTGTCTTAGGTTTCCACGTCGGAGCTCTTCAACTGTAATCTCTTCACCGTCTACCTCCACAGTATGTGCAAGTATGTCAAAAGATTGGTCTTCAAGTTCTTCAGTTTCCTCTTCGACTTCAAGTTCGCCTTCCGTTTCAGCTTCTTCTAAAGAAACTTCTTCTTCAGGCATTTCGGCTTCTTCGACAACTTCTTCTTGTGTCTCTTCGGCCTCAAGCGCGTTCGGCTCCGTTACGTTATCCTCTTGGGGCGTAAGTAGTTGCCTAATTGCATTTTGTGCTGAATGCAGATCATTCCCTTGTGGGTTGTTGACTTCTGACATCAAATTATCTCCTATTATGCGACTATTTTGCTTTTATTTCAATACTCGCGTTATCAATCATTGCACGCAGTGCCTGCCTGACGGCTTCAACACCACGCAATTTCATATAAATAGCCTCACGGCCATCCTTATCGCCAATGTCAGTTAATTCAAACTGTAAGTGGCAATCCCCTTTTATTTCATCAAGCATTCTATTGAAATCAACGTCATCCAGTAAGCGTTCAGCATACCGGCCGTCGTCAATAATTTGTTGCTTACTCTTCGTCATCTATAGACCCTTTAACTATGTCAGCCTGAGCTTTCATCACTTCTCTGTTAATAGCTAAGTCAGCTCTGATCTTTTCAACGTTAAGCTGTGAACCATATTTAGCGCTCATTTCTTCAGCTTTTACAAACAGCTCTGCATCCAGCTCGTCACGCTTGCGATCATCTTCCATAATCATTTTCTCACGTTCTAACTGTAGCTCAGCCGCTTTCTTTTGTATGTCTGCCTGTATTTGCTGTATTTGAACCGCGATAAGTTGCTCGTTAATGTCTGGTTTCTCTTCTTGCTGTGGAGGCTGAAACTGGGCTGGGTCACTCCAGAACTGTGACGTATCTTTAAAACCAGCTAACTCAGTCATAGACTTCAATGTGTTAGCTAGTTTATTTATGTCAGTCAGTGGGTTGACGGCGCCCATAGTTTGCATTGCTTCTTTCTGCATTTCGCCAATCTGGCGCAACATCATCATGCGCTCGCTATCTGAACCACGGCCAAGCGCCACGTTTATAGATACATCCATGTTGGAATTCCATACACGAGGATCGATTGGCACAAATTCATTTGTAAGGCGAACCATCCTAGGGGCGTCTTGGTGCGTGGTTATTAAGTATAAAACAATTTGATACAGGCGCTTCATGCCTGTCTCAGCAAAAATTCTAGCAATCATTTCTATGTGTTGCTGAGCCGCCGTAACCGTAGCATTCACGGCCGCCGCTGTAGAAGACTGCAAAGCTGAAGCATCTAAACCGGCAGATGCCTTAGATATGCCTGTACGTGCCTCTTTGACTTCGTCCATATATTGTAAAACTGGAAATGCCTGTTGGCCAACAAACGGCATAGAAAGTGGCTGAACCTGACCGGCGCTTCTTTGCCTGATTATGGCGCCTACCTCAGTTGATAAGACGTCGTCTAAATTTACCATGCCTTCAGTCACGGCAACCCGTGGGTGAATAGACATAGCTAAGCTATCTAAAGTGTTACGCATAATGTTAGACTTAATGCGCTGTACGTCGGCTACGGCGTCAGCGATTGACATACCGTAAAAGTCGTGGGCTTCTGGATCTGGGCAAAACGACGCAAACGGGGCCATGCCGCAAGGCTCATTAGCTAAAATTTTATTACCGTCGCCGGCGGTGCATATCTTTCTGAGCTCTGCAATACCGTCTCCGTCATAATCTACTTTTATGTAGTTTTCGACGTATAAGACTTTTTTCATCGCGTCGTCGTCACGCTCATTCATCTCATTGGCTAAGGCTGGGTTACGTGTAGTTCTTTCGACGTTTGTATTCATGTCGTCGTGAGCTGACGCTAATGATGAAACATCGTCGAAGTCATAGCCCATAGACACAAGCTCAGACACTGTGACGATACGCCGGTGTGCTACATAGTCACTTTGCTCAATAGACTTTGCTTCACGTGAAATGAGAAACTCTTCACATGGCACAGCTTCTAATTTTACACGTCCGTCTGGGTGCGTGTAGGTAACTCTAACAGCGTGCATCATGGGAGGCGGTATCATTTCGCCTGTCATCTGATCCATCATGGGTTCACCCATAGGCTCAGACGCGACTATTTCTACGTCAGCGGCTGGGTCAGCCATAAGAGCGTTTAGAGCGTTATCGTCTAATCCACTTAAATCGTGTGTCTCGTATTTTGTTCTGTCGTCCCAATAACATTTTAAAATACCGACTTTACGTATTAATGCATCTTTAAAAGCTGCGTGAAGCTCAATAAAACCGTTATTGTCTCTGTTAATAATAAAATTTGCGTATTCCGTAGCCTGCTTTGCCGCTGCCACATCTTCTGGGCCCTGAGGAGCATATTCAACTGTTCTCTCAGTAGAATTAAAAATACGCATCAGAGATGGCATAATGGCCTGTACGGTATCACGTACGTCCATGCTGACAACTTGGCTGCGCCCGTCTTCCTCGTTACCAAACGGCTTACCCTGATAATACTCAGTAGCAGATGCTCTGACCGGAGATACCCAGTTATCCGAATAATCGATTGCGTCGTCGATTTCTTTGCCAAGAATGCCTTGGAGTTCGTCGTCATCCATAACGTTAGGATTTAACTCAGCTTCGAGGCTTTGTGCTAATTCGTTTATTTCATTTTCCATGCTACTCACCTTCTAACTGGGATAACAAACCCATGCCGGCAATGCCAGCCATTATATTTGGGTCATATACGTCTTTTAATTTTGCAAACCGACTTTTTATTACCGCCGGATCGTTAGCAGTTCTGTCAACTAACATGATGTTACTTATGTTTTCTTTTGTAAAAATATCATCAAGTCCACGTCTATAAGTTTCAAGAGCGCCGCCTGCACTTCTATCCATACCTTCTACAAGATTAACATAAGGAATATTAGTATAACCTTTATCTGTAAGTTCTTTTCTAAAAAGTTCTACACCTTTATCTAAATCCACATTCTTTGCATCAGCATAAGCATTCATAACTTCTCTAACACCATCCTCAGTTAAAACAGTTTTACCATCTATAACTTCCGTCATATCAAAGCTTAAATCTGGCTTAATTCCAAACTCTTCAAAATCTTTAACTTCAAATGGCTTATCTGTTCTAATTTTTAAAGGTAATGTTTGCCCAAATTCAGGATCATTAGAAAGTTTTCTCATAGTATAATCTTTATATCTATCTGCTGCCTGTTTAGGAGTTCCTACGTGAACGCCTAAACGATCAAATCGACTTGGCATATATTCCGGTCTTGTCGCAGATGGCGGCCTGATCATATTACCCATCATTTCATTTACTCTCATGTAATGAGCTGCATCCTCGTAGTTAGGTATTTTATTATCAGATTTTACTGGTTTAGTAGGTCTTGCTGACGTTTTTAAAGCTTGTTTCAAACCAAAACCACTGAGCCCAAGATCTAAACCGGCAAAAGCTGCATTAAGAGCCGCGCTCCCATAATCACCAGCTTTAAAATCTTTTCCGGCTTGGCCACCTGACATTATGCCAGCGCTTACAGGCATAATGTTAGCTAGTCCGGCGCTGTCAGCAAATCTGGATAATATATCGCCGCCAACACGTCTGCCGCCGAATAAACTTCTTGATGTATCTTTTCCAATATAAGGCGTGAGTAAGTCAGTCATGTCTTCAGAGAAAGTCGTATCTCTAGGTCTTATTTCTGGGCCAAAGCCTCCAGCTCTGCGAGAAATTTCTGACACTTCATCTAATATAGATTGAGAATAAGGTGGACGCTGTACAGGTAGTCTAGCCATTATACTTTACCTTGCTAAATTTATATGTTAACACCTTGTTAAAAGGAGAGAGAAGAATGGATACCCAAGAAGCCCGTGAAGAAATTGTGGAAGAATATATAAAAAGAACAAAATGCTCAATAGAAGAAGCTGAAAGTTTTGATGAAGCTATAAAAGCATCTTTAAAAATTAAAGATGATGATAGCCCAATGTTTATTGCTGATTTTTTTCTACTAGGAAACATTTAATCTAATAGCCCTAAACTTTTTACCTGTTCTAATCTTTTCATATAATTATCAACAAGTTCTGCATCAACTAATTGTGGAGTATTTTGAGTTTTATGAGCGTAGGTTGCATTTGCACCACTTAAACCGCCTTTTTGACCAGCTAAATTTACGTAATTTGGACTGTAATACTTATTAAAAGCATCTCTAAATAATTCGTCGTGTTTTATAGGAACTTCTAATCCACCTTCATAAACACCTTTAGCTTGCGTCGAATAAGAACTGTGAGGAACAGTTGGGTTATCTAAAATACCTTTTGTAAATCTGCCTACAGAAGCTCCTGCATATCCAGAAGGTAAACTATATTGGCTAGGATCAGTGACAGCGTATCTGGCTGCGCCTACAGCATCTGGAACCGCTCCATAATTTTTTCTAGCTTCGTCACTATCAGCAAATCTTAAAAATGTTTTATTTTGATCGGGTGTTGCATTTTTAAGCCAATCATCAAGTTTATCTGAGTGTATACCAACCCAATCAGACATACCTTTTCTAGTTCTTAATTCTGCATCAAAAACTTTAGCAGATTTTTTTGTCATAAATTGTTGCATCAAATCTGCCGCAACTCTAGGAGTAAATTTCGCAAAATCTAAAGCGTTTGGAAGCATTGATATAGTTGTTCCATAAACAGGTTTACCTGTTTTTTCTAAAATTTCTTCAGCTTTGGACGCAAGAGGTTTCATAACTCCTGCCCCAGACGCCCAAATAACATCATCTGCCTGATTTGCTGGGCCCCTCATAAAATCTATACCGCCGTCTAAGTTGTAAGATCTTTGTAAAGGAATATTTCCAACTTGTGTTAAAAGTCCTCCTCCAGAACTTCTGTCGCCGTATAGCGGCAATAAATAACCGCCTTCTAAGTCTTCTAATGTTATTGTTTTTTTAGGTAATAAAGGTTTGTTTGTGGGAGTTATAGTTCCTTCATATGCTTCTATAGGTCTAGTAAGTTTAGTTTTACTATACTCTAATGGGTCTAACATTTCTTTTACTGGCTGTTGACTTGGACGTAACCCAGTTAAACTCATATTAGAAAAAGACTTAGGTAATTTATCGGCAGGACTAATAGATCTATCTATTTCTGATATAACTTTATTTTTTGCAGGACCTGATAAGTCATCGAGAATACCCCTGCCAAATAATGTTACAAGATCTAAAAGTTTTCTTTTAGCCATTTAACACTTCCACCTACGTCTAGCAGCTTTTCCACGCTCACCCGTCCAGCCACGGCTACGCGCACAAAAACTTTTCTTTCTGCCTTTATCTTTTTTAGTCTTAGGATTAGGCGCCGGCGCTTTCAAGTTTGAACCCGTAGCCCGATTATATTTAGCACGCCCCTTAGCTGTTAAACCGCCCCCACGCTTAACAGAAAGTTTCTCTCCACGGCCAACTGATAAACTGGGGCCCTTCTTACGCTTCGATGGCATTACTTTTTCTTCTTGGCTGTTTTGG